AACTTTAGTGATTGCTGCTGTTAAAGTAGTTTTACCATGGTCAACGTGACCGATAGTACCAATGTTAACGTGTGGTTTATTACGTTCGAACTTTGCTTTTGCCATTGTTAAAATAGCCTCCTTCAATACAAAAAAACTAATTACCTTTATTATATATGATTAAATAGAGAAATACAAATACAGTTTACTTATTTTATAGGAATTACATATGTTTCTACTTCACTTTTTGATAATTTCTGCGAAAGTCTAACCTAAGATTCCAAGTGTTTCTTGTATAGGTGTGGCAACATACATTCCGAGTACATACTGTATATGTATCAACTGTATAGCTTACAACCCTTTTAAGATATATTCTAAAATAAGTTGAACAATGCCAGTGGCTAGCAATAATAGGAACGCTTTTATTAATGTACTTTTAATAATGCAAGCCATAAGGGATAGATTCATGTAGAAAATCCAGATGGCCACGGCAAAGAAAGCCGCTAGGAAAAGGAAAATAAGTTCCATACCGTAGGACGTTGCTAGAAATAGCCCGGATCCGAAAAACGGAAGCAAGAGCAGGCCTAATACGACGCCATACACATTGGTGATGACCTTGCCGTAGATGAATCCTTTCACCACATCCGTCCAAGTCGCCTCACCTTTTGTCAACTTGTACAAACCGTAGAAAATCGCACTGTTAAAGAAGATAGACACCGCTTGAAATAGGAAAAAGACGATAGCCAAGCCAATGATAATCGCCGATCCTAAAGCGTTAATTTCTCGATAATAGGCAGGCATGAAAAAGCCCACTAGCGGTAACACTAGCGTAGCTACTAACAGGCAAAACACTAGCTCAAGCCCAAAATAGGTAAGTAATCCTTTTTTCACCGTTCCATGCTCTGCAATTTGATCAAAACCCTTACTCTTAGGGTGCCAAATTAATTCTTTTAAATCATTAAACCATGTTGTCATATGTACCTCGTATAGTTAATACCTGTAGTCCATATCTATCGCTTTAGCCATAGAGCCACTACCTTTCTATACTCTCATTATACAAATTCAATTTATGGATTTCAATGGACATCTAACTAAGTTAACAAAATAATTCTTAATCTCCTGGTTTATCTTTATCTAATATTCTGATAAAATAAAGATATAATTATGATAATAAGGAGGTGTTTACTATGATTCATATTCGCCCAGTCTCTGACTTGCGAAATAAATTTCCTGAAATTGAAGAAACCGTGATTAACTCAAACTCACCTGTATTTCTTACAAAAAATGGATATGGTACCATGGTGCTGATGAGCATCGAGCAATATTCCACACTCACTATGGATGTAGAAGAAAAACTTGATGAAGCAGATACATTAGCTAGAAGTTCAACAACACGACTTTCTAAAGCTGAAGTATTTAATGCGGCAAGGAGCTATATCGATGAACAAACCAACATATAAACTAACGTTTCTTCCTATCTTTGAAAAAGATTTAATAGAAGTTACATCGTATATCGCGAACACCCTACAAAATCCAGATGCTGCTCATCAGCTGCTGGATGATATAGAAACTGCAATCGAAAAGAGGCTACTAGCGCCGCTTTCCTTTGCGCCTTTTCGCTCTTCAAAAGCAAGAGAGTATCCATACTACAGAATCAATGTGCGAAATTTCTCCATTTTTTATGTAATTATCGGCGATACTATGGAAGTCCGTCGACTTATTTATGCAAAACGTAATATAAACGAAATACTAGTTACAAATATATAAAGGTTCTATACTTAAAGGTTGGGGATGCTCATATAAGCGCATCCCCAACCTTTCTTGAATCTAATTTTAGGCATAAAAAAATCCCCACCTAAGTGAGGTTATTGGTGGCGGCACACGGATTTGAACCGCGGACACACCGGGTATGAACCGATTGCTCTAGCCAACTGAGCTATGCCGCCAAGTATATGGAGCTAGTGACCGGGATTGAACCGGTGACCTTATCCTTACCAAGGATACGCTCTGCCGACTGAGCTACACCAGCACATTCAATCACTAACGAATTAACATGGTTGCGGGGACAGGACTTGAACCTGCGACCTTCGGGTTATGAGCCCGACGAGCTACCAACTGCTCCACCCCGCGATAAAAATGGTGGAGGGAGAAGGATTCGAACCTTCGAAGTCGAAGACGGCAGATTTACAGTCTGCTCCCTTTGGCCGCTCGGGAATCCCTCCAAAAAAATGGAGCTGGCGATAGGAATTGAACCCACAACCTGCTGATTACAAGTCAGCTGCTCTACCGATTGAGCTACGCCAGCACATTCACATATATTATTATATATGTCCTTATGTAGTTTGTCAAGAACTTTTTCTACTCTGTAGTGGTGCTCCTGACTACTTGTATATAATAACATACCCCTATGTATAATGCAAGTGTTTTATAAAAAATTTTTTAACTTTTTTGGGAAAAGTTTGTACGACCTCCTAGGAACTGCTATTTTACATAGCAACCTTGCGCCTTTCTCTTACTCCCCAAATTACACAAATATAAGAAGACAGTAATATCCCTCATCCCCTAAAACGCCATTAAGGATAGGAAATAGCGTGGCGTTCTTTTTGCTTACATTTGCAAACATAAGAAGAGCGCGACATGTTCCGAAGCAAACCTAACCACTGTATCAGTTTGCGTAGGAATGTGTCGTGCTCTTCCCTTTGCTCAATATTAAGCTAAAACGTCACGCTATTTTCTAGCCAAAACAAGTTGTTTCAACATTTCAATAGCCGCTTCTTGCTCTGCATTTCTTGCCTTTTCACGTTCTAATTCAGCACGAAGCATCTCTAATTCAGATTTAGGCACTGTTTGAACTTCGTCACTACTAGATCCAAATCTGAAAGTAGCCCCTGCATTGTACATGTGTTTATTTCCTGAAAGAGCAATACCTGCATTGAACATCGTTCTTTCATTTGTGAAATGAGCCACACCTAAGGCAAACCCCGTTTTATCCTCATAGTGACCAACGCCCGCCATCACTTGCGTATGTTCATGTTCGTTGTAATCCAATGGTTTCAACGCTGAAAGCGCCGCATTCATGGCATTGCCAGAGCGACTTTCATCACGCACATCACCAATGGTATTGTTTAACGTTTGCAACGCCTTATCCATAGACTTCGCAGATGTTTCAATTATCTTCGTTACATAGTCCACATTTGCAGCCGCTGTTTTATCCTTGCCATCTGGCGTTTTGATACCTGTAATCGTACCTGTACCATTGCCTTTATCATCCGTTTTAAAAGTAATTGTTGGCGCAGGATTAGACGCATCTGTACCGTTGGAAATTGTAATAGTCGCATTGGTATTTGCACCACCATGAGTGCCTGTACCAGTATTTGTACCACCTGGTGTAGGATTACCCTTAGGATCTACGATCGAAATAAAGTCTGGTAAGCTTGCACCTTTCATGTAATCTACGAAATCTTTTTCAGATTTGCCTTCATTACCTGGTTGTTTCTTCCATAGGTCGTAGGCAGATTTGCCGTCAGCACCGTTTTCACCTTTTAAGGATGTTAGGTATTCAGCTTCTGTTTTTCTATCATTTCCAGCTTGGGCTTTCCATACTTCATAAGCAGATTTTCCGTCAGCACCTTTTTCGCCAACTGTACCTGTCTCGCCTTTTTCGCCTTTGTCGCCTTTCATAGCTTTGGCAAAATCTTCAGCAGTTTTGTTTTCATTGCCTGCGATGGTTTTCCATACGTCTAAAGCAGATTTACCGTCGTCGCCTTTTGGCCCTTTAAAATCCGCATCATTTTTCAGTGCTTCTTTGTCTAATTTAACAATGGTTTTGCCATCTTTAGTTTCAGTTGTAAGACCATTAGAGAACTCATACAGATTATTAATGATATTAGTGATATTGCTTTTCGTCACTACTTCGCTACCACTAGCGGTAAGTTTACCATTATCGTTTGCCAAGGTAACTGGGTTTGTATCACCAATGGACACGCTTGTGAAAGTCGGTGATTTCAGCATACCAATACGCACAGTCTCCGCATCCGCATAGGTAATCAAATTATCAGAAGAATAACTCGCAGCTGGTGCAGCGGTAGAGCCATAGACAGTACTCACTTTTCCCTCAATTGGTAGAATGCCACCAATTTTAGTTTTAATGAGAGTATCCTTTGTACTCGCTTTCGTTGTTTCATCTTTCGAATCGTAAGAGTTTGTGGACACTGTAAAACCGCCATTCGACACAGCTTTCAATTGCGCCACATTCACCGCATCTGTATCTTCCGTACCTGCTGCGACATTGATAATTTGGCGAGTTTCTCCAGTGGTAGAGTTACCAATAGATACCGCACCTTTTCTTGCCTTCCAAGTACCTACTAGCTTATTGATTTCTACTTCCTTGTCGGATACTTCTTTATTTTTCGCATCTAACTTAGTTTTATTCTCTGCTAATTGTGTTTTGACAGCTTCTAATTCCGTCGCATTATTGGCAGCCGTCAACTCTTTTTGTTTTTCTAATAGTGTATTGCGTTCCGTTTGAATCGCTTCAGCTTCTTTTTGTAACGCTTTATACTCTGCATCCTTTGCATCAAATTGCGCTTGCAAATCAGCACCTAATTGCAAGGCATCATCAGCACCTTTTACAACAGAAGTTTCAGATGGATCATACCCAATCACATCAGCATTACGATTACTCAATGCATTATATCCTATAGCAACAGACTGATCTGCTTCTGATTTTGCAGCATTCCCTAATGCTATACTTCTTTCACCATTTGAAATAGCTACCGCACCAATCGCTGATGAGCGCGCACCATTTGCTTCTGTCCCATAGCCTACTGCTGTACCAAAAATACCATTACCTTCTGCGAACGCCCCTTGCGCTACTGCATAATTCCCTATGGCCTTACTTGCATAACCTATCGAAACGGATTGTACTCCTGTTGCCTTCGCAAAACCACCTTGAGCCGTAGCACTTTTATTGGCCTCTGCTGCATAACCGGATGCTACAGCAACTTCTCCTTTCGCCTGGCTTCCCATACCAAGCGCTAATGCACCTGTAGCGCCAGCCTTAGCAGCTGCACCCAAAGCTACGGTCTCATCTGCTGTAGTTGCACTTTGATGCCCCATAGCAACAGCATTATTAATGGAAGTTTCTTTAGTAAAATTATTTGCCATAGAGCCAATCGATACATTCGTGTTTCCTGTTATATGTGTTCCAGAATTTTGACCAATAGAGACATTGTTTAGTCCATTTAAAGTATTAGCGGCATTAAAACCAATGGAAATATTATGATCACCCTGTACATTCGATCCTGCTGTATTACCTATAGAAATCTCATTAGAACCTCGTGTACCGCTACCTGCATTATAACCTATAAGTGTATTAATATTCCCCGTCGTATTTTGACCGGCAGAATAACCAACGAAGATACTCCCTATAGTAACTGAACTATTCGCAACATCACTTGCATTGTTACCAGCTCCAGTACCAATAGCAATGCCATTAACTATATTAACCACAGCTCCATTACCGATAGCTACACTATTAAGATTCTTAGCTTTACTTCCAGTGCCAATAGCCACAGCGTTTGCCCCAGAAGCTTTGGAAGCATCTCCAATGGCAAGAGAACTATTTGCACTTGCTTCTGCTAATTCACCAACAGCTACTGCATGATCGCCAACCGCACTCGCATTAAACCCAACTGCCACAGCCTTACTGCCAGTTGCACTTGCACCCTCACCAGCTTCGTAAGCAGACATTCCTACGGCATTCACACTCACCCAACTCGTAGTCAAAGCACTTACTGCTAACACTGCTAACGTAGACTTTCTATTCATATAGTCCCCCTCTTATCATAAAGATCCTAATCATATCCGCTTTACATGATTATATGATACATATTATAACTTGACCGAAAGAACCCCGTCAAATACCGTATTTAGCCTTTTTATATAAAGCTTACTGTTGTAACAGTAGTATTTCATAACAAAATATGGTATACTGAATATACAAAAAGAAGAGCCATCAACGTTTGAACGGCGTTAGGCTCATCTCAAGAAAGTTTGAAATGAAAACGTGCCTAACGTATTAAGGTGCCCTGACCTTATTCGTTAGGCTTTTTCATTACTTATCTAGTAAATCTAAAAGTGCTATGATTAGCAAACAATTCCCTAGGAACGCAGTTATGCGTAGTAGCCTTGTGGCTTTCTCTTACTGACCAAATCACACAAACACAAGAAGACCGTAACATACCCCTGAACAAGCATAACCACTGTATAGTTGAGTATCCCGATTAACCATTGATATTATCGAATTCTCATTACTATAGGTTGAGCAACAGTTGAGCAACCGCAATTAAATTAGAATGAATTAGAGTGAATTTATATTATATAAATTTAAATATAAATAAGCCTACTAAGCCTACTAACCTATTACAGGCGGTAGGCTTTCCTAGTATATAAAATTTTATTTCACAGCTAATCCAACAAGTAATAATCCACTAATCAACGCCCACGTGTTGCGTTGTCGGTGTAACCGTTGTTCTGTCGCCTTGTTGCGCTTGATGTCCTTGCTCAACATCTCTAATGAGTTGTTCATTTCGCTTAAGGATTGCTTCTGCATCATCAAGTCGTTTTGTGCTTTCATCAATTCGCTCACTTGCTTGTTGTTGATAGACTTCAATTCTTGTAATTCGCTCGCTTGCTTCACGGTTAAGGCTTGCGCTTCTGCCAACGGAATTCGAGACGCTTTGATTAAGTTCAAGGCTGTTGCGTTGTTGCTCTTGAGCTCGTTCCAGGTCGTCAACGGAACGTTGATAGTCGGAATCGTTACCTCCGCCGAAGATAAACCTGCCGAATAAGAGAATGAGCACGGCAGCGCAAATGTAATAAATCCAAGAATACCGACTAATATAGTTTTTGATAGTTTCATACATTATGCAACCTCGTAATCAGTAATTCCACGTGCAATTGCTCGTACAATCTTATCTAAATTTTCTGTCATAAATTCCAAATCATCATCATTGTCGATGAATGCAAGTTCTACAAGCACTGCAACCGCATCTGTATGTTTCAACACCCATAAGCCGTCGGACTGTTTAACACCACGGTCAATAGTGTTAGTGCTCCGAATAATTTGGGATTGAATGTAATTGGCAAGTCGTTGGCCGTTGAATGATTTATACCATGTCTCAGTACCACGTGCATTGCGTTGTTGCGATGCGTTACAATGCAGGGATACAAATACATCTGCACCCCACTCGTTGGATGTAGCGCATACCATATCAAGGTCATCATCTTGCATGATTTTAACTTCACACCCTGCATTAGTTAAGTAGTCAGCAAGCATTTCGCCTGCTTCTCGAACTACATCACACTCACGTGTTCCATAAGTAGGGTTTACCGCCCCACTATCTACCCTAGGGTCGTGTCCTGGATTAATAAAAATCTTCATTTCTTTTCCTCCTTTTCTAATTGATCAGGGATTCCGTCACCGTCTCTATCCACCCATAGGGCAAGGAACCCCACAAGTGCTGTTAAAACGGACGGAATAAAAATGTGGTCGATTATGTTGATTCCAACCGTAATCAACTTGCTTAAATCATCGGATACTTGTCCTTTGGTAAAGGCAAGCACGTATTCAACAACTACTAGTAATATTGGTACTAGCATGACCAGTACCAATAATCGTGTCGCCAATACTCCAGTAGGATGGATATTGGCGATTCGGATATTGTTGAATACACCCTTAGCCTTATTAATTAACTCTTCTTTAATCATAAAATCTCCAATCTCATATGTTGGTCACGTTCATATAAGGCCATTCTTGGGGTATTTTTAAATACACCCTTAGCCTTATTAATTAACTCTTGTTTAATCATAAAATCTCAATTATCACATGTTAACCATTACCCCTCCATGCTCTGACAATCTCCAATAGTTTTAAATATAACTTATTGAAGTCGATTAAATCATCCTCAACCAGTTCACGCAAATTCTCTATGATTGACCAGCATTCTGAAAAGAATGGGATCAACATAAATACGAATGCGAATAGATGGTCGAGGTATATTGCCGTATTTGGGATTTGAATGTCTGGCAGTGAAACGAATATCACTGATAACACCATCCATGCTGGGTATTGCACGCATAGCTTAATAAGCAAGTCACCTCGTAGGCGCTCACTCATCAAATATCTCTTGCTTTCATTCGTTTTCTTATTAAGGTACTTCCCTCTACCCCATCCATACCATACTAGCGTGGTGAGAATATTTAAGGCATTATTGGCTCGGTCGTTATCTTTGTTATAACGTAAAACTTCTGTTGCCACTCGCTGAGTGGTATCCACAAATAGCAATGCCGTAGTTAGGATGATAATTACACCCATATCTACGACATGTTCATGCGATACACCACCAATCAACGTCGTTAGGATTTCATTGATTAAGTTCATCGTTTTTCCTTTCATTACGCCCTCCGTTAAGGGGGCTGTTGTTTTACTACAGTGTTTCTAACGGATTCGACTTGAGCCAATCTTCTAGACTGTCACGTGTAATTCCCGTGTATCGTTTTAAATTCCTATCTTCTGAACTAAATTTAGAAATAAACGAATTTGCATTCACTTTTCCACCTAGTTTATTGTTGGATACAATCCCAACTCGACCATTCACATTTAAGAAAAGACCTGTTTCCGTCTTTGAATACACCGAGATGTATTTCGGATTGTTTTTGAAGAAATAAAGGTCTCCATATCCACTTTTCTCTTTGAATCCAACTTTAGGTTCTAAGAATACGTTACCTTTGTGGAATTTTAATATTTTGATTTGTCCATTGATTTCAATTCTTTCTTTTAAAAAATTGATGTCTGTAGAATTGTAATCTTTGGTAGGGAATTGGGTTTTAAATTGCTTTTCAATAGCCGTAACATACATACCATGGTTTGATAGGTCGTAAATATCATAATCGTTGTTATCTATGATTTTAGTAATTGTCACGCTACCATTTGTTTCTTCTTTCATTTCCACAGTGACATTATCGTGTTTTTCTAACTCTTTTAAATACACCGTACAAAACTCTATCTCCACTACATCCTCATTCTTAAATACGTAGTATTTGCAGTCAGTAGGGTTAATGACAGTAAACTCTTTATTGGTGATGGTCTCTATTGTTTCCCCGTCTTTCGTACACACAACTTTCAACTTGTAGCCATCTGTAATAGCTTTATCATCTAATTTAATTGTCAAGTGTATTTGACCGTCTTTTAATAATGTGAATACTCTACCCTTAAATTCAGTGGTAGGGTTAAGCACTCTCACATTTTTAGAAATAAAATCAACAAATAATTGGAAGTTCGATTCATTGATTTCTTTAAATGGAATCGTTTGCTTATCTCCGATGGCTCTCACAATTGCTTTTGACAATAAAGAGTTTTTAAACTCCTCATCTATCTCCGATTTTCTAACCGCACTTGCAATGCCGTCTAGCAATTCTAATGCCTTGCTAACATCTTCTTTGCTTGCTGTTTGTTCCCGTAAAGCCTTAATGTCCGTGCCGATTGTTGTTGCCAGCTGTTTTATCTCTTCGATAATTCCCATATGCCACCTCTTAACCGTTTACTGCTGTGTTGTACACTGATACAAAATCGCTATCCGTCAATCCTAATGCACCTAATACGTTGGATTGCTCTTGTTCCGTCAAAGATTGTTGTTCATCAACACGTAATCGTTTGTTGATACTTTCCGCCATAGCACTAGCACCAGTTTTGTCTTGATCAATGTAATCAGCAATCTCTTTCAATGTATCAAACGTAGCAGGAGCACCGTCTACTACTTTTGCAATCTCTGCATTAATCGTAGGTGTTACTAATGTAGGTAACTCACTTTTCAACACGTTGATTTGCTCTGTTACCTTATTTGTAACTACGGTTTCATCTACAGTGCCACTTCCTGCACTACCCTCTAATGCTAATACACGGCCTTTTAATGCTTTAATATCTTTACCAATCTCTTTAATTACTAATGTAATGCGTTCTACTAATTTCATCTTAATTACCTCTTTCTAAAATATACATAGCTAGGAAGTCCCTATCTTCACCAATAGGTCGGAAAGGTTGCTCACTCACTTCAGTGTGCTCGCAAACTTGCACTTCCTTAATCCGAACGATGTCTTCAAGTTCATCATCATACACCCGTATTGCCACGGTCTCGCCCCCTATCTGATACACTAGCTTTTACTAAAATGTATCCTTTTAAAAGTTTGGATTTAGGCTTATCAGCCGTGTAAGAGAATACATCATATACATACCGACCTGGTGAAATATCACCATCTAATGTCAGTTTGAACGTGCTTGTTACAGCTTCATCTGTGTTCTCGATTTTAACAACATCGAACTTCGCCACAATTTCCTCATCGACTGCGTTTGATCGTACAACTGCGAATAGGTCATTAGCAGCAATCTCCTTGTTGTATTCGAGCACAATAGACTTTGAAACTCCTTGCTCCATCACGAAATCATGCCGTTGTATTTTCATCTTTCTTTTCCTCTTTTTCAGCTTCGGCTAAGGCGTCAAGCAATACGTTTTGCACACAATCCTCTACAGGACAACGGCCGTTTTCTAATAGCACCGAACCGCACCATTCGCAATATTGTTCCTTCATTGTCACTACCTCCTACTTCAACTCACGAATTTTCTTAATAAGGTCAACATCAATTTGCTTGAACTGGGTCTTAATATCGTCAGTAGGTAAGCCTTTCATTTGCTTTGTTAAAAAGACTTCTTTCAGCTTTTCCCGTTCAGCCTCAGCTTCTTTCTTTAAGGCTTCGATTTTGTCTTTCTTAGTAGTCTCGATAACTTCGGGAACGTAGTCAATGAACTTTCCATCGATGTAGCATTTGTAGTCAATAAACTGACTTTGCATATCGTCACCGCCAGTGACGTACGTATGATTAGGGTAGTCACGCTTTGCCACCTCAAGGCATGCTTCTTCCGTCTCACCATGGACCCCAATTAATAGGGACGTGATTCTCGTTCCCTTATCGTCTAAAATAAATACATATCGATTTTCCATATTTGTTCTCCTTTCTAAGGCAAAAATTTCATAAAAAAAGCACCCTTGAGGTGCCTAGTATGTTATAATTGTTCTAAGAACTCGATGTGAGTTAGGTTCATCACCGAAAGGTGGTGATACTATGCGTAATTATGAAAAGATTCAACTAATCATTTCCATTCTTACTTTAGTAGTTGCCGTATTACAGTTGCTTAAATAGTTTCTGATAATACAACGACCCTAGCGCTTACACGTTAGGGTCATCATAAACTATCCAATTTTAAGATGAACCTAACGCCTGCACACATCGGGTTCTTCTTGTTTGTAACCTTATTATATCACATTCTCCGCTCTCGTCAAATGATGAGAGCTTTTTTATTATGTGGAGGTATACAATGAAACTCATACAAAAAGTAAAAGGTGCATGCAAGCGCCCTTATGTTGTTTATTCTGTAGTTGGCTATTATGCCACCTACGATGAAGCGGTGGATGCACTCCAGCAAATTCGCCAGTCCCCAACCCTTACTAATGTCTATGAAATGTGGCTACCGTCACATGCTAAGAGTGTTAGCACTAACACCCTAAATAACTACGGTTCAGCCTTTGCGCACCTTATTAGCATTCATAATGTAACAATGAATGACATCACCTATTTGCAATTGCAGTCAATCATTGACCTTATGCTTAGTGCTGGACTCTCTTACAGTTCTTGCAAGAAGGTCCGTACCTTAATTAGTCAATTATTTGACTATGCAATAATCAATGGGTGGTGTACCACTAATTATGCCAAGTTCCTAAACCTTGGCCACAATAAGCCCGTTCGCCCCCATAAGCCATTCACTACGCAAGCTATCAACCGTTTATGGCGACTAGAATCACCACTGCATGACATTCCTCTAATTCTTTTATACACAGGCATGAGAGCCTCTGAACTCCTTAACCTCAAAGCTCGTGATATCAATCGTAAGCAATGCACGATTAAAATCACATCATCCAAGACGAAATCAGGCATCCGAACTATTCCAGTACACGATTGTATATGGCCCATTATTGAACGAAGACTTGATTCGGTCTACGTTATCCAAGAATGTCGTACCTACTCATCACTTAGCCGTGAGTTCAATAAGGCAATGAAAGCCATTAATGCCAATCACACCACCCACGATTGTCGCCATACCTTCGCTACACGGTTGGATAACGAGGGCGCCAACTACAATGCCAAGCGATTACTACTTGGCCACGCCAGTGGCAATGTTACCGATGGAGTTTATACACATAAGTCCCTGTGTCAATTGCGTAAGGCAATTCGCCTACTTAAATGACCAAGGGGGAATGCAATCATCTACTTTCGCTGATAATCAAGCGGGTAAAGAATATAAATTTCAACTTCCAATCGCTTATAAGTCTAAATGCTTAGCAGCGATTGGAGTTGTAGAGACTAATTTAGATAGTGGTTATACATACATCAATATTAATCATTCTCCTAGTAAGTCCTCAAACAGCCAACTCACCTTTCACTGTTACACAGATTGGGAGTGGAGTTACAAAGGGTTTAGATTAGGTATTATTTCCATCGGACATTAGCCAAGGGGGAAAATTCATTCCTGAAACTGCAAATATTACGTATTCCATTAGATTTACTAAAGTATTAGCCGTGATTCCAATCTTGTTAGATGAGCCTACAGCGTGGTATGAAATGACTGTTCGAGGGAAATCAATAACAACAAGTGGGTTTAAATTAATTAGTGGTAGTGTGAGTACTAACTACCCTAAATCTCGCAATAATGGTTGCTGGATTGCGATAGGAATTTAACTTCCATAAGCTAGCCATGTAGTTAGATAATTTCTATTGTCGTGGGAATACATGGTGAAATTTGTTAATGTGGCATTTTTGTAACTTGGAGCATTAACGCCCCACCCTTTTGTTAATTGTATGCCTAAAATTTTATGAGAGAATGCAATAGGAAATGTTACTAAATCCTCGTTTCTTTCTTGGCGTTTTCCCCCTTGGATAATTAGGCCGCCGAACGAGGACCCTAAGCATATGTACCAAGCATTTTCGTTACTAAAATCGTAACGAACTCCTTGGGATTTTAAGATACTCGTTACATCAATATTCACATCACCAATAAGCGCCTTAACTACAGCCAATGTAGGCGCTAACAAGGTGTTAGAGTCGGACTTGTTGTTAGTGATTAACTTAACAAGTTCCGTTGCATCGCCTTTAGTCACATTAATGCCCTCGTTATGTTTGGCAATACCTGTAATCGTATTGTCCCAATCTCCAAAGTATTGCCATGCACCCCAAGCAACATAGAACGTACGGCTGGCTTGTTTTATTGCTTTTCCTTGTCCGTGAGAATAAAACGTTTGCGTGATGACGTTTCCATCGGTTTTAGTCACATGAATTTGCCCGTATGGGTAGATTTTACTAGAACTTGGTGCATTCGCCCACCCTAGCACTCCTGCGTTGCATTCATAAATGCCTGGCTTAGTAAGGTCATTCCAATTACGGATGTTGCTTGGGATAGTTGCACCGCCTGCATATTTCTCCAATCCATGAGCCGTTATATCTGCTTTATGCGTATTAATTAATGCCTCAACATCCGCTCGTGAAACAGATACTCCTAAATCAATTTGAGCTGCCACATTTGTAGAATCTCCCACTGCTAATGCAATTTGTAATGATTGCATTGGAATTGGACTGTTTTTATCTGGGATATACGATGTTAAGCCACTTGCATTAGAATATGCGATTAGCTTTTCTTCACCGCTTTGTCCATTTTTCGCATAAATACCTACTTCTCTCCAGTAGAATCCAGTATTTACTCTTTGATTGTCAAACTCAAACTTGAAAACTCTTGTTCCATTTTCTCCATTCGACATATTTGTAAGGCTAACATCTAACTTAGCGCTTACAACGCTTGTTAATTGTTCAATTGAATTCGTTAAGTTGCCATCTCCTAGTATAGCCTTTGTCACAATCAATTGGTCACTTTCTCTACCGCTAGTAGATCGTATAATCATTTGGTTGCCCTGCTGTGTTAGTCGCAACCCTGGAAACTGCGCCATGATTACCTCCTTAAATAATTGTATTTTCAGTGATTGCTACTGCATTCACCGTTTTTATTTCTAACGAGATCACTTCATTTCTAAGTGATGAGTCAAATCCAATATAGGTGCTTTCTGAAATGCATGGAAATATGCCTATTTGAATATCATGATTCACGCTCGTTGCTTCAATTGTTCTATATCCAATATGTGCAGGTTTATATGTATCAATTGATTCTCTCATCCTAGCTAAGTCAAAGCACATCCCTTTATTAAATTCGAGGTCTATCCCATATTGTTCATTGAATAGAGATATTTTTGCTGAATCATCTGATATGTATTGATTAGCGATGTATTCAAGAAATTCTTTTGTACTAGTAGAATTGTGATTCAATCGTTCTATAATTCTTGCCCTTCGTACATCAATGCCATCTGCAGATGTATCTATTCCTACGAATGTATCCCACAATTTAATTCCATCTGTCGCATTCTGTATATTTAGTTGACTTAACAATTCCAACAACTGTACTCTAATGCGTTCATGCTCTCGACTATCCGCATCATTGGTCATTTTGAACAATTCATCTTTTGTAATAAAAAATGGTAGATACTCAAGTATATCTACCGTTCTCCAACGAATAAAATTATCCATTGATTGTCACCTCACTAACCCGTGGGAGTTGATCGTCTGTGATGTTTATGTTTGTTGTTCCTCCATTCACTCGTAAATCAGAGTAATCAATAATTCCTGTTTCTGCATTTGCTAATAATGCCTTGCCAATATTTGCATATGAAATATAGTTCATACTGAAAGTTTGTCTTTTAAACTCATCATTGAGTATGCGTTTAACCGCTTCATGATTAGCCGTTCCTTTTGTTACTCTAAATGAAATAGTTACATTCATAATTGTTGGTGTAGTCACCGTAACCGTGGCCCCAATTGGCGCTTCTTTTGCAATAACCGCTTTTACTCGATCCAATAACGATGTATTAGCAGATTCGTTATTCACATCCACTAATAGCACTTTCACCGTACCCGCACCATTCCATAATGGCAATACTTTTACTTGCCCTACACCGTTTACGGATTGTGCCCACTGCATATAATGATACACATTGCCGCTAGTGGCTGGCTGACGTACTTTGAATAGTAATCTTTGCAATAAATCCTTATCGCTTTCTTCATCGAATCCATCATAGCTTGCTTGTTCATTAATTACTGCTTTTAATCCATCTACGGGTGTAACAATTTCTGTAATTGTATTGGCGTTCACATTGCTATCTTTCCCAATGTCTTCAGATTCTGCTTTCACCATTACATCGCCTGTATTCCCAATGGTTACCGCTTCAATAGTTTTAAATAATTTGCCTTCTGCGGTGGCTACTCTTACACCAATAGGTACTATCGTTCCTTCAATGCCTGTTAGTTTTAGCACTGTTTTTGACTTAGTAGCTATCTTCCGAATAACCCCATGTGCTTCTGCATGCATGGTTAGATACTTCCCCCATGATGTCTGTGGAAATGCCGCATCTAGTATTAATTGCATTTCAGCATAGCTTTTTTCAAACTCTACAGCGTTAGCACTCAATGTATCAAATACGAATGTTCCCTCATGTATTGACATTCCATTTGTATCAATTGATTTAAAATCTTGAAGCAATCGTTTTAATACATCTTGTCTAGTTTGAACTTCAAACATTATACCTCCACTCCAATCGTTGTATGCCCATATACCGTTTGTAAGGAAATATGTAACACTACTTTCTTATGTTCTTGCGTAAAATCTACTTCTTCTACTTCAATAATATATGGATTTACCAATAATGCTTCCTTCACGTATTCAAATAAGTCAAAGTGGCTGATAGAATCATTCGTAACCTTACCTATGAATCGTTCTAATTCAATTCCATAGTCATCAAAGTACGCCCTAAATCGATAGCGCTCTACACGGAGTACTTTCCACACCCATATTTGAATGGCTTTGTTACCAGTCACAATTTTTGGCTGTTTATCTTTCCCGTAGATGAAATTATCTCTAGTGAAATCCCAAGCATATTCCGTGCATAACGGTAAGTTTCGTTGAATGTCTGACGTAGCAATTGTGCCACCTTTAATAAATGGATTAGCCATTGCCATCTAACCTCCTGCACTTACCATAAACAAAATATTGTTCCGCCGTAGAGTTATCATCCCCTACGATGGGAATTAGCATAACCTTGTCACCAACATGCCAGGTGTCTGTCATAATCCGTGTTTTGGTGTAATCATTATGGATATCATGAGTATGGCTTTGGTATTCAGCAGCACCCGTGCCCCCTGCACGTGGTTGTGTTTCACTTATGATATGCCCTTTAGATTCTCTATAATGTCCTTGTAGCCAATATTCATCGACCCATAAGAATGCCTTGTTTAACTCCATCCCATTATATGCTACGACTAGATTAGGTGGTGGTGATACAACTGTTCCTATTCCTGGCATTGCTTGCCTTCCAGCTGTACCACCAATATTGTGCATCAAGTCAATTACCCCTAAATAAGGATCATTGTTTTTGCTTGCCATTTGTATCTCCACCCCCTTGTTCTTCTATATATTCCAATGTTAAATCCATAGTGTGTATATTTCCTTGAAATCTATGTGTGTCGCTTTTAATGTAGAACTTTCCTCGTAGCTGTTCTTCTTCTACCATAATGGAATATCCTGAAATGCACTGAATATTCCCTAGTGCTGATATGCTAGAATCATTTTTTACGCCCTTTGGTTTTGTCTTGGCCATAGAAACATTACTAACTGTTTTCCCTTTTGGTTTTGGTTGTTGCTTATATATGTCCTGGAAAATTCCGTATCTTTTAATGGATTCCGCATCACTTTCTGTGGATATTACATTTCCAGATTCATTAACGGTTTTTACACGATTCACAATATCTTCAATTGATTCTGAATGTGATGAGTTTATTACGTTGTAAGAATCGCTGGCAATAAATCCATCTATCAATGTTCCTTTTTCTACTAAATGTATGCCATCTAGTAAGTGCACAGCCATAAAATCTTTCTTTGTATCTGCCTTGATATTGTCATATAACATTTTCATGACTTCGGTACAGCTTTTGCCATCTGCCACAAAATTTACGACTGTCCCTATGTTAGGTAATGCTGTAAATGGAATTTCTACTTCTGCAGATAGTCGTCTGAATGCATCGACTGCCTTTACCTGGTTAAATACTAAATACACCTTTGACTTTGCTAAGTAGATCATTGGGTCGTATGCAGTGATAGCCATTGTGAATGCATTTGTATCTCGTTTTCTAAAGAATATTCTACCTTCAAATATTTTATGATCACCCACTGTGATTGCAATCTTATCGCCAAGATGTATTTGATGATTGTAGAAACTCAAGTCTTTAGGATTATATGCATAAGTCAATTCAACTTTTCGTGCCGCTTCCTCTTGACTTCCCGACCAGGTGAAAGACTCTACTAAATGGGTCATATCATGCGTGTGGCCATCATATGTAATGTGCTCAATTAAGGTGTTCATAATGGTATTACCTTTCCTTTAATTGTTGCGCTTCTTTTACTAACTTTTATGGCGGCATTGATTGGATTTACTCCACTTTTTACCATAGCTTTATAGGCTTTAATAGCCTTCTGCCCTTGTTCTGCAATTGGCATCACTTTTGATACCATTTTATTTGCTGTATCAAGTAGGTGATTTCCTTCATAAGCAACCACGTCTTTTTCTTCTGGCGCTTCTGCGATGCGACTGTACAAGCCTGTTGTGTCATTCTTTACTTCGGATGTAGGCCTTACATATCTGTATTCTTTCAAGGAAATACTATAGTACACATCACTTGTTCCATCATGTTCATCATAATTAAATGATTCTATTGTGCACGGCATTGAAATAGCCGTGTTAGAGATAACTATCTTACACGGCCTTTTCATAGTTGCAAATCGTTTAATTTTCCTCACTAAATTGTAAGGCATTGTATCATTTGTTTCTGACCATTCATATTTTTGTGCAGGAAAAAAACCATCAAATGAAATAACCTCAAGGCCTCTATTACCTATCATATTGATTTCACCAATGGCATTGATTTCTATTGTGCTATTCTTGTATGTAATGCCTGCTTTAAATGACTCTGGGGTCACTGGCATGACTACCTTTTCTCCTGCACATGATAGAGTGAATGTACAACCTTGTGGGAGTTCTTTACCACCAAAAAAGGATAGGACTGTATCAAAAAATGACATTATACGGCTCCTTCCATTTTGTTAATCGACCGAATCGACATTTCATAATGAATATGCTCCATAATTTCTTTGGCCAATTCTTCTACACTTTTACCATCATTACGTACATTTAGATTTTGGATGGTGAGTTGTAATCCACCTCCACCGTTTCCACTTCGTTTCCCTTGATCGTAAGCACTGCGTAATGATTGCTCGTGTGGAATCACTTGAGAACCACTAGGTAAATTGATAATCTCGGCTCCACGGTCATGTACCATAGCAGGACCGCCGCCCCAATTATCTGTACCACTGTAAAGTAGCGGAATATTCAGTGGTCCAAATGATTTTCCACCGATTCCAGGAACCCAATCTGGTGTTGTGAATGAAATGCCGTTGATAGATGAAATTAAACTATTGATAGAAGCTCTAATTCCTTCAATCACTCCATCTAAAATACCTTTGATTCCTGTAATAATTCCTGAAAATACTCCTACAACTCCGCTCCATGCTAATGCCCAATTACCAGTAAATACTCCTGTAATAAAGTCGATGATTCCACTCAATATTTGTGAAATCCCGTCTATAATGCCTGTAATGGCAACCACTAACCCTGTAAGTATACCTTCAATCGCTGATACGGCAATAGTAAAGCCTATTACTAAGTGGCCAATGGCAACGGCTAATGGTCCGCCTATAATTACAGCAGCAATAGCCCCTACTGTGTACATAATGAAATCTAATACAGGTGATAACACTTTTCCAATTCTTTGGAAAGATGCCATAAGTCGGTCTATGCCTTTCCCAAACGTTTCAGCAAGTTTGGTGACGAATGGTTGTAAGTGTGTCCATATTTTAGCGACTACATCTCCAATATATCTAGCTAATCCCATGAATCCTCGACCGAACGATTCTAACACTGGTCTTACTGTATCCCAATTCTTCCAAATTGCTATCCCAATTAATGCAATGGCTCCAACTGCCAATCCTACTGGACCTGTAAATGCCATTGGTAACATTCTGGCAATCCATGGTATTACTCTTCCCGCAACACTGCCTAATAGGTTGTAAGCCTTAGTTATACCATGAATGGATACCTCTAACAATTTGTTTTGAATTGGGGATCCTGCCAATACTTTTCCAATATCTCCATACACTTGCATTAGACTTCCTACACCACTTACTGCGGGTCCTAATATTTTCGTAAGCGCTGTAAACCCTACAACACTTAATCCAATATTTACTATCATATCTTTTACTGTTGGATTTAATCCTTTGAACCAGTTAGCTAATTCTCCCAATGTATTGGCTACGCTCTTAATTTTAGGCTGTAATACCTCTGCAAATGCAATTCCTAATGCTTCTACTTTACTTGCTAGGTCCTTAAATGTTCCTAGCAACGTTTGTTTCATCAAATCCGACTGCCGTTTTGATGAACCACTTGCTGAATCCATCGCTTGTCGCAATTCATTGTAATCTTCCGTACTAGTGTTTAGTACCGCCAATAATGCAGATGTTGATTCTGTACCAGCAATATCACCAGCTAATTTGAACTTTTCTGCCTCTGTTAACCCTTGCATTTTAGATCGCAATTGATCATACACATTGCCTAATCCAATAAACTTGCCACTGCTATCCACTGCACTTACCCCAAGTTTGGCTAATGCTTCACGTGCTTCTTTTGGCGGGTCCACTAAACGGCTTAACATCATTCGTAATGCACGACCACTGGTGCTTGCCTCAATGTTACTATTAGACATAATGGCCATAGATGTTGCGAGTTCTTCTACTTGTACTCCTAGTGCAGCTGCTGGAGCACCTGCATATTGAATAGCAATACCAAAGTCTGCCATTCCAAGTTTCGACTTGTTCGCCGCCATTTGGATTACATCAGCCATACGTTGTGAGTTTTCCGCTACATTTCCAGTCATAAGGCCCCATGTATTTAAGGCGCCTGCTACAACATTTGATGTAGTTTCTAGCGATTCTCCTGAAGCTACAGATGCCTCTACGATAGATGGTAATGTGCCCATAATTTGATTGGCATTCATGCCACTAGCGGCTAATCCGTCCATCGCAACGGCTGCCTCTGTGGCACTAATTGGAAAGTCAGCGCCTAAGCCTTTGGCAACTTCACGCAATTTCACTACTTCTTCTGCGGTAGCACCTGCTTTTGCTCCTGCAGATGTAACTGCGCTATCAAAGCCTGCAAATGCATGAACTGCAGCAGCTCCAGCGCCAACAATAGCCGCACTTACAGGCATTAGCTTATCCCCAATGCCTGTAATACCTTCGCCCACTTTTTGCACACGCCTACCTGCACTATTCGCTGCTACTGCCGTATTCTGCATCCGTGCATTAATACCTGAAAGCACGGATGTAACGCCATCTTGAAGGCGCATGACTAAATCTATGACTTTACTCATTATTCTTCCGTGCCTCCTTGTGTAATCTTATTTCTTCATCAACAAAGGCATGAAGAATTGTCTTTTCTCCATGACCCATTTTAAATACATCCGATGGTTTCATGTGGTGATTGGCAAATAAATAAAATGCCAAATTCATGTCACTATCGGATGTTATCCGTTTTTTACATCTTCAACAACATCCTGCACCGCTTCATCGCTGTAGCCAGATAATTCAAATACTTTTGTTGCTAGTAGTTCGATTTCTCCAGGCTTAAATAATTTTTTGATGCAATCCAATTTGTTTGTAACCCCAAACTTTTGATGTAAATCACGGTCTGCTAAATCTGGTGTTACGATTGTTTTAGATAGTACGATGGATGTGAATTTCCCATTATCAATAACTTGATGTTTTCCCTTACCGCTAGTCGCAAAATTCCGTGCTTCCTCAATTTGTTGGTATGGTAATTCTTTTAATTCTACAATAAATGGTTCGCCCAATAACTTTGTTAATCTTGGCACTTCTACTTCTGTTTTTGTTTCCTTTAAGATAATGCCTGCATCAGCAGATAATAATTTTTCTAATAAACTCATTTTCCTATTCTCCTGTAGCCATATCAATAATGTCAAAGTCTGTGAATGTAAAATCTACAGATTCTTCAACGATACTTCCAACTTTCCAATTTGCTAATGTAGTTGAATCGAATGTCACGTCGTAGATACTAATCGTTTCTACTCCGATTGCATCAGGATCATCCAATTGCGCTACAACATGGCACTTTGTGGCTTTTCCTTTTTTAATGTTTTCCGCACATTTTTTTAATAATAACGAAGATACTTTGTTCATCGTAATATTTCCCGAACCTTCGTACCCTACATATTTATATTGCGTAGACATTGTCTTTGCTTTTTTTACTTCTTCTTTTTTTAATTTTGTTACCGCTTTAAACGCTGTGACTTCTGCAACTAGGTCTCCGTCAATCCATACTTGACCGTGAGAGCCTGTCATCACCTGTTGTGCTTCAAAGTTCTTCATGTTACCCCCTTGTTAAATAGAAATAGGCAATTGAATATCTTCCATTGCATCTAATGGTCTTACTTTTGCTTTTAAGAATACAATTTTCTTCGTATCCAATCGTTTCACTTCATCATCGGACATTTTCACCAATTCTTCTTTAGTATACAAGCCATGGGATAATTGATATGTGCGAACCGCTTCCGTATCAATTTCACATGTGCTGTATCCTTTTTGAAGTAATCGTTCATTTTCTAGTTGCTTAAAGTATCCCATAATTGCAGAAATCAATAAGCATTTGTTTTCATAATCGTTGGTGTATTTGCCAATGTATGAATCTTCTGCTGTCTTCTTAATGTCATCGTACATCATGTCCATGATGTCTACGATTTTCATCGTTTGGAATCCTTCTAACTTGCCTTGGCTCGTAGTCACTAAAGAATTACCGGCACGGCTCATTTTAAATTTCTCACCGTCAAACCAAATAAAGAATTTACCCTCATTGACCATTTGGTTCATTTCGTCTTGTGTGTAACGATCACAATCAATGACTTCATTTAATGGTGCGTAGGTTGCTGATTGTGTCATATTGGTTCCAGCAATTAAACCCGCAATGCGTGCCGTATATTCTGCTGGCTTATACTCTCTGTCAGCTGTAACAACTTTTGTATTAGCAAAATTTACGACCCCTTCAAAGTCTCCAGGATAATTAGGTAACACTACTTTAACCTTTTTAAATTTGTTTTCTCGTGCCGTTTTTACCCATGTTCCTAGGTATTCCAATTGAGCCGTTTCGATTGTAGGAATTGCCAAATAATCGAATCGTTCCGTAAGCATTGCTTTCAATGGGTCTTGGAATTTATCTGCACCACCACCTTGTACAGTTTCCATCATATATACAACAATCTTTAACGGTGGCTTATTGTATCCTTTCAATGCTTTCAAAATGTAATCTTTGTTTTTTTCACTCAATTCAGCAGGAATATCATCTACCGTATATACGATAAATGGATTTTTCAATGCTTCATGTTGCTCTGTTTTCTGCCCTAACTTAGTAATAGATACTTTTGTATCTTCAAGAATTAAGCCAACAATGCCACGTTGTGATCGTTGGATTGCTTCAATCCCCGCTTCTACAAATTTAACTACTACACTAGGCATTCCTAATTTTGCCATTTTCTTCCCTCCTCGGTTTCTACTTCATATCGTACTTGAACGGTATCCATTGATTCTCCATTCTCTGCTTTTTCTTCAAGAACTCCAGTTGTATCCATATAGGTGATTTCAATTGTGAATTGCATGATATCCTCATCTTCACCAATTCTATCTCCGTGAATATCTGTGACATCGAAATGCCTATCCTCTACATGTATTCCTCGTTGGAATAATAGTAAGAATCTGTCAGTCATCTCCATGTAGTGTTCTTCGTTTTTGTTTTCTTCATCAGGAAAGTACGTGCATATGATCGATAGGTTTCTTTTAATATAAAATTTATTCTGTAATTGTGAATGCATGAGCGATTTTATAAAAAAGCACGGCTTTTCAAAGTCTTCTCGTACTTCATCGGAATACACATTATTATCAAATTCATCTTCAATCATAATTGCGACGCTTTTCCACAATTTTACTTGTGATACTCGCTTGGCCATTACAACTTTCCTTTCAATTGTTTAAATAGATTATCAGCAATATTTTCTGTGAAACTGTCTTGCCTTTTATCGACCGTGTTCTTGAAGAAATAGCTCCCTTGCTTGTATCCTAACACCTTGCCCGATGGGTGTCGCATTACATGCCCCCGTTCTACCAGGTGATAGTGCGGTGATGTATTGCGTATGGTTGCTTCTTGAGTGGTATCTGTAGATCCTTTCATGCTGACTTTCCAGCTTTTAGAAATTTTCTTTTTCTTTCCACTCCCAACTGGTGATGCATCTACTAAATCCTTGCGCATGGCATTCGCTTCTTTTCGCAAGGCTTTCTTTGATTCTTCTGGATATTCTTTAATAAAAGAATCCATTTTAGAAATAAACTCTTCAATCTTCATTTATTTTTACCTGCTGTATGAATGCTACACATGAGTTCCAATTTTACATGACCCATATAAGGGTCTACCACTGTATTGATTTTGTATGTTGTATCTTGGTACTTGATCAACATCCCTGCCGTAATTCCTTTGCGATATCGTATTATGATTTTATGGACTTCTTCTAGCTTTTCTTTATACACTTCCATATATTGACGTCCACGTAATGGTTCAATTCTTGCCCATATACGATTAGGGATGGCTTTTACCAAGACTTGCTTAGTAATGCCATCCTTTTTTTCATCTTTATATTGGTATACATCTACTTGCTTATTTAATCGTCCAATTCCATCCATGTTAAGCATGAGTATTCACCTCGTCTGCTTTATTCTTCATATCCTCTATTTCCTTAGCCGTCAAATAGGCTTGTGAAAGTGCAATATGTTGAATGATAGGTGTTAGTGTGTATGGTAAATCATGTACGAAAGTTTTTGTTGAGTTAATATCTCTATTTTCGTACCAGTGAGCCACCATGTATGTGATGGCTCTATCGTACAATGGATCATTCTTATATGGTTTTCCTGTCATTTGCTCGATGTAAATTGTTGCAGCTAAAATTGACTCTTCCAAATATTTGTCATCATCTGTGATGTCCTCATCAATTCGCAAGAACAATTTTAAATCTTCAAGAATAACCATCTAAATACCTAGCCTTTCTTGGCTAATTTAACCAAAGAATGATACTGAACTGGTTTACCGTCGCAAATCATTGTGGATTTACGTACGATATCGTCCGTTTCATTATCTTCATATGTTTTAATACCTACTTGATAGTTTGTATTCAATACATAGTCTTCAAAACGGAACATGAACGCTACGATATCTCCAGCTTGTGCTACATCAAAGTTTTTCAAGTATGGAACCAATAATACAGTACGACCTAAGATAGTGCGTTCTACTTTGCCCCCGATGCCAAAGTTAGTCCGTGCAATTGGTTGACCCGTTGTATCTACCATAGCAGCAATTTCCATGAATGTTTTCTTGGACATTACCCAAATTGCACCTTGCTCGTATTCTTCTGGTAATTCACCTTCCGCTTTTACTAATGTCGCATAATCAAAGGCTTTCACATCGATTTTTACACCTTCAGCAGCTTCTTTTAAAATGCCTGTAGGTTGACCTGTACCAGTACCATTAATGATAGCTGTTTCAATGGATTTTACCATTGCTTTAGCAATGTTCGCTGTCAACATGGATTCAAATGCAGATAATGCCATTACAGATGTTTCCAAAGATACAGATACACGGCACTGCAATTTGAAATGACTGAACGTTACATTACCTACAGGTGCTTGTTTTTGACGATCAGAACCTTGACCCTCGTTCACCCAGGTTGCCACTGGTACTACATTAGATGTAGGAATTGCTAACCCAGATTTAAAGGAGGTATTCGTTACCAATGGTAATACCATACCAACGCTTTCCATCTTTTCAATGATTTTATTCATTGTTGTAGGTGGAATTACGGCACCAATATCTGTTGTTAATGTATTTTGATTAGCACGATATTCTTGTGGAATTGGCGTACCTTTAACAACATAGTGCATGAATGCATTACGATATTCTACAGAATCATAGATATCTACCGCTTCACGTTCTTCTTGTTTTGGTTTTTCAACATCTTTTGTTCCTTGTGGTACTTTTTCCAAAATTTCCATACGGCGGCGAATTTCAGCTTCTTCTTGCTCTAATTCCCCTAATTCTTTTTCCAATGCATCAAGATCCAAATTGCGTTGTTCTGTATCTTCTAATAATGCACGAATTTCTTTTTTACGTTTTAAAATAGCTTCTAATCTCATAGTGCTTCCTTTCTACATCGTTCGTAACTTCAATAATAATCGTTTCCGTTGTTCTTTTTCATGAGCCCAATCATTGGCTTGCTGATTCCTGGATGCAACCATAGTCCCTTCATACGCTGGATTATCTACAATAGATACATCATATACACTATCTACTTTCTCTACGTATCGTGTGTATATTTTATTTTCTCTATCGATTGTTTCTGATTCTTTTGCCACAGTGAATGCAAATGACATCTTTGATAAGTCTCCACGCTTGATAAGTTCATACACATCATTTCCATTCGAGGTATTGGCCATATCAGCTTCTACCTTTAACCCTCTACTATCCGTAGTAAGTCGTAATGTACCACTTTGTGTTCTCGCCATCATCATTCCACCATGATTGTAATTCAATACACAATGGCTAAAGTCTGTATTATCAAAGGCTCCACGTGAAATAACTTCTTTGTAGGTATATCCCGTGTAGTCTGATACATACATAATAGCTTCTTCATCAAATACGGCAGCATATCCCTCAATCGTTCTCGTTTGAGTCTCTTCCGCCTGATTCAGTGGCATTGCTCGAATCTCCATCATTCGGAACTCTTTTTTCTTCTTCATTCCCTTCACCTCCTTTCTCCTCATCTAATTGGTACTGTGTTAAGTCTGAATATTTTGTGAAGTTTAGACTAACAAGCCTGTCATCTCCACCCTCAACTCCTTCATAACCAAAGATTTCACGTATTTCGTTCACTGTAATTGCCCCCGTCGGTAACAACGTTTCACATACCTTGATACGACTGGCAACACTCATGTAGGATAGTCGATTGCTTTCCATGATGATTTCATTGCCATGACCTTTTTCACGGCTCGTAAATAGCTTTTCTGTAAATTCCTGTGTCAGCTTAATGGCAATTGGCTCTAACACTGATTCATAGAATGCAATGTATTCATCTTCTGTATAATTGCCTGTGATGATTTTTTCATTGATGCCAAAATGCTTATATACTGTATCCCTTGCAAAATCCATTTGTCCTTTGTTGAACGTGCTAATGGTGGTTGTCAGCTGTTGAAAGCTCGCCTTATTATCTAATGTGGCAATGCCCGACCCATTCTTACTACTGGCGTAGGTGTCCGTAAACCGCTTCCATGCTTTTTCTTGATCATCTTCACGTAATGTCCCTTCAAAATTTATAATTCCTCGAAGTGCACTGCCATTTTTTACAGAATTGATGATGGATGATTTTACCGCATGGAGCATATCAAGGTCTTCCTTAATTGCTTTGGAATTATCTTCACCAAATAATTGGTGTGTGGAGAAATGTCGCTTGATATGGATTACCGCATCATATCTTACAGTAATATTCTTGCCGTTTAGGAATTGGAATTTTACATACAAATCATCATTACTATCTGTCTTTATCTCTACACTTCCAAAATCAATAGGATACAGCCCTAATACAATGCCATTTACATCGCGTTGAATATAAATGAAAGCATTATTGTAGTTGTAGTACTGCGCTACAACTTTTTCTAAAAACTCTGTAGCCGTCATCATCGGATTTGGTCTTGTAGATAGCAAATAATTTAATGCTGTATTGCCCTCTATCGTTCCATTGGCTGTTTTTCGGACGTGTTTTAACTTCATTTTCCCCAAATGCCGTGCAATGGAGTCTGTGCAGTCTCTAAAGGTTGCATCATCATAAGGAACACCGTGGAATGGTGTAAATACATTCGTATAGCCGTCGAGAAACTCTGCATTCTGTAAGTTTCTAGGCTCATCTGTAAAATATCCAAATATTTTATTGAATAATCCTCTAAAATTCACTATTTCACCTCCTTTATATAATGTTGTGATAGTCTTCCTGGCAACGCTCGTATTGCACGTAGGCATCTAACAGCGATGCAAAACCATCTATACGTTTCTTCGCATGAATCGATTTGACTGGCTGTATATTCCCATTGCGGTCAACGTCTATTTCTACATTGGCCATACACCACTTTAGAACGGGGTTATTCCCATAGTTAATACGTTTACCCTCTAACTCTGCTCCAAGGGCCTTCATGGGACCACTAAGTGTTTTTTTACCCTGTATAACCGCTTCCATGACGGAGCGACCAAACTCATTTTTCATATCTTCCACAAAATAAGCTGCGCTCCAACCATCATAACCACATTTATACAAATAGATGTCATCCTCTTGTTGCAATTCCGTGAACCAATCCACAATCAATCGGTAATCTATTCTATTACCTGGTGACTTACGAATGAATCCACGTTTATACCAAACATCATATGGTACTTTGTCCTCTGCCACACGCTTATCAAATACCTCTTCTGGTATCCAATACATTTGCTTTACATACTTCACAGGATCATTAGGCACCATAAACAACATTGTGGCGCATGTAAGATCCGTAGTAGCTGATAAGTCAATTCCACCAATACCATACCGTGGCTTTAATTCTCTTATCTCGAACTCACTTGTATTGTTTAGTTGCTCGAATGTAAGGAATGCTTCGCTCGATGTTTCCCGCACATTAAAATCTTTGGTCAATAGATTTGTGACATAAATAGGATTGTTCTGCGCCGTCTTAACCTTATCCGCCAGTTGCTCTATTTTTTTGATGGTCCCTAGACCAGGGTTAGCCTTTTGCCAACAACTAGGGTCAGTCCATTCCTTACGTTGGTCTAATTCATAAACAATTGGTAAGATTCGTTCATTTTGGTATCCCTCTGGGTCATCATATCCATCGACTACTTGACATGCCTCATCGTACTTAATATCGTAGATATTTTCACGCACAGTCCCTGCCGTAGATGTAATTACCGTCAATGGCTGTTCACGTGCACTCATACCGTCTACGATAACGTCATAGAGGTTCTTATCTGTGATGGCGTGTAACTCATCTATTAGCGCCCCGTGTACGTTTAATCCATCAAGGCTATTCGATTCCGATGAAAGTGGAATAAATTTCCCTTCATTCGTGCCACTAATAATTTTGTTCACACGAATGCTGCATACACGGCTTAATGACTTTGACTTCTTAATCATATTGGCTGATTCTTCCCATATGATTTTGGCTTGGTCACGTTTTGTTGCTGCACTGTAGATTTCGGCACCCATCTCACCATCAGCTATCAATAAATACAATCCAATAGCAGCAGATAATGTGGACTTACCGTTTTTACGTGCCACAATTAAAATAAGCTCCGTATACTCACGAAGCTTTGTATCTTTATCTATAAAACCAAACAAGGCACTCACTAATGCCTTTTGCCATAATTCCAATATAACAGGCTTACCTGACCATTTCCCCTTAGAATGCTTGCAAAACATTTCTATAAAATCTACTGCAAGCGCTGCACGGTCTTTGTCATAAATATATTGCCCTGGATTCTCTAGCTTTTCTACCAAATGTTTATACACCCGTCTCACTCGATCCGATGTGACTACCTCACCATCTACGATAGCGTTGTAGTATTCTCTAATAGGGTTCATCGATTGCTCACCCGCTTCATCAAGAACTCTTTAAATTCATCATCTTCATCAACTGGCGTAGTGCGTGGCAATTCAGCAAGTAGAATCTTCACAACGGCTGTATAGTTCTTCATCAACTGGTTATAGGCCTTTGATTCAGTGCTTTCTTTTTTGCCATATTGGTTATTTCCATTTTGATATTCTTCAACAAATCCGACTTTTTCAAGGGCCATTTGGAGCTCATCCAGTTGAAATTCCATATGTACTGCCTGCTCAATAGCTTTTTTGATTAACTGCTTTTTTTCTTTCGATAATTCTTTGAAAGTCTTGTTATATTCAGATATTCTCTTCTTTTTCGCCTTGGCTTTTTCATCATTTGTCAACCGTCTAAACCTCCTTTCTCCCTATTGTTAACTACACCCCTCACGTGCGAGGCCTGTATGTTCTACGAATCTGCGCCCCCGGCGTGCATTTTTCCCTTCTTCAGGCTACCTTATGGGGGGGTGTTCCTATCTAGCTTATCAACATCATTGATATAAATTACATCTCCATTCTCATCGAATGAAACCTCACGTCTACGAGCATGTAGCAGGTCACCGCCACTGGTCAACGATATATGCCTGCTATATGTATCCATCTCATGATGTATAGCGTTGTGGCATTCAATACATAAGAACATAAGGTTATCCCAACCATACGCAAGGTTATCATCTTGTATCGTCACGGCATCCATTGGTTTTTTATGATGCACTACCCATCGTTGCCGTGAACCATCATCCTTAGTGCCTGTTTTATATCCGCCACATCGTTCGCATATATGTAGCTTTGACTTGGCATAGGCTTTTGCACATCCTCGCCATCGTCTTGAGTTATAGAAGTTTTTAAAAATACCCTCACTCATTTTTATAAGCATACCCCTTTTTTGAAAGTCTACCCTTATTTCAGTACATCACTTGGCCCTTGTTTGTATCGTCCTGACCGCTTCACTATGTTTGTGTTCTTCTTATTGATCAATGACGATGCAGGAGCATATGACTTGCACATACCATCTACATGTATTGCTTTAGCCCTACACCATCCTCTAACATTGTTTAAGCATTGTTTTTTACTACAGTGCACATCCGTCATATGCTCACCTCTTTCCATGCAATAGAAAAGGACGCCCATTTCTAAGCGTCCTTGTTCCTTATTCTGTTTCTAACATCCGTCGTGCTCGTTCTTTATCTTTCTTTACGATTTGCACAAACTCTTTAATCATTTCCCATTCGTCTTCATGGGCTCGTACTTGCCGTTGCTTCCGTTCTTCAGAGAATCCTTTTCTCCATCCAACCTTGCGACCTGCTCCTTCACGAACACCACCCCAACCATTATTCTTTTCAGTCATTGCTTGTATTTCTCCTGTTGCAACTATCGCTATATAATATTATTTTTTATATTTCATGTCATATAGCTTGTTTGCCATTAATACTAAGTACAGCACTCCACAAACTGTTGCTATCCAACCAAACCACCCTTGGTTTTCATAGTCTCGTAATACTAAGCTAATACTGATACATATGGAAAACACAATTTCAAATTTTGTCATACCTTGTACATATGGTATACTATAGTGAAAAGATTAGGGGAGCAAGCTCCCCTCGCCGTTACTTCATTTTCTTTTTAATCCATCTTATAAATGCACTCGTTACTGTGATGATGGTTATTAAATCGGTTATGAAGCTAACGGCTTCTTTTATTTCTTGGTAAATTTTCCACCATTCCATATGTTTACCTCCTTTCTTTACCTTATGTTTATATTATATCTTATCTTGTTTATTTTGTCAACTAATATAATTAACTTTTTTATTTTTTTGATATAATTATAGAATGATAGAAAGGAGGATTTATATGCATTATCTTTTTTATGCGAAGGAAGAAAGAAGTGGCGGACAATCTAAACCAGTACAACATCCAGATAATCCACCATCTCCACCTGTGGTAACTACTCCGTCTCCATCGAAGTAGCTACCTTTTTTATATCAAACGATTTTGAGAAAAAACCATCTGGGAAGTAATACTCTACAATCTCAATATTATGGGTTGCATCTATGTACTTACATTTATGTTGAAAGTGTTCTTCCCATCTCGTATTTTCTAGCCACTCTTCATATACAGGGTGGCTATTTACTTTTAAAATATAATTTTCATCATCCTTAAATGTAATCCCCTCAAACCGTCCTAATGCAATTCGGTTTCCATCCCTAATCACTTCTATAAAATGGTCTTGTCCATCCATAAGGTTGCTATCAATCAACGTTTTTTCTTGTACATATACATAACCAAATCTTTTTAATGTAACCCAATCAATTAGCCTTTGAATCATGTGCTTTACGTACAAGGCCCATATAGCCCCTACTAGGCAACCACTGAATAAAGAAATTATTGCATACACTATTGCACTCTTTATATCTATTGGTAAATACTCTATGTTATATCCCCATAGATATAACACCCATAAGGTAGGAGCCATGGTGAATACACTATATAAAAAATAGTCTAATACTTGTTCCATTGCAGTATGCTTTAACTGCACATATCCTAACCATTTGCTCACTTCTTTTGCAATGAATCCAGGCGCCAACATAATAATGACTTGTATGTAATGTTCCATGTTTTCTCCTTTCATCTTACCGCTTCATTTTTGTCTAAGTATAGCAATTCTATATTATACTGGATACAAAAAATGACGTCCAGCTAATGACGTCATTTCTTGTGTGTGTTTAGTGTTTTATAAAAGTAGATTTGTGTAAAATCTTTACATTACTATTATATCATTTGTTTTTGCCAACTATGCCAACTCGTGCCAACTCTTCCTCAAATTTTTTTACAGCAATAGGATGTATTTTTTTTCGTAACCACTCACGGCTAACTCCTATCATGCCTGCAATGTCTCTCCAATTCTCATGGAATAGATACCGTTGTCGTATTACGATAGCATAGGTTTGATCTGGCATACTATCTAAAATATCGTTGATGGTTTCTAAAAACTCATATAGTTCTTTTTGTAAGGCGATTAATTCTAATCGTCTTTTTTCTATTCTATGAATCCTATCTGCAATATCTGTGGGCATTCCACCATCGACATGACATGCTGAATAATCTGTGGCTCGTAATCCGTCTATTTGTGATTTCATTTGTTGCAGTTGTTTATAAACATAGTCGATGTCTCTGTTTAAATTTTTAATCTTTGTCATCATTTCCTGTATGGTCAACATATCCCCTCGCCCTCTTATTTACTCTCTAATGAAATTACCTTCCGCATCATATGTAGCTCCATGTAATCAATCCCATATAATTGCTTGGTCATAATAATCATAGAGTTCCCAATATTCGTATTCACTTATGAATGGTCTTAGCTTCACTAATAACTCCCATGCCTTATCCATAACCTCTTTGAATTTTTCATCATGTTCACCTTGCCAGTATGCCATGGTCACGGTTAAATCTAAGACTTCTTCTTTTAATTCGTGTATTTCATACTCTGTCATTTTTATACTCCAGTGTTGCCAAACCTGCTATTATCACTGTCAGTGTACAATAACTCTTCTACTTCTTCGAACTCTACTTCAGGAATTTTTACGATCATACCTTTTGCTATCCCTTTACCTTCCCCGATGTAATCAATTTGTGAATGGATATTCTCGCAAAGTATATATATCGTTCCTGTATAATCACTGTCAATTACATCAACGCCATTAACCATTCGGAATCCTGTGTGCTTCCCAAGTTCAGGCCCAGGAAATAGCAGCAAAACATGCCCTTTTGGTATTTCCATTTTAACCCCTAATTTGACGGCTTTTTGCTCATTATAATCAAACCTCACCGATTCTGCACTGTAAAGAACGAATGTCGTATATTTTGGAATCTTCCCATTTGGATGTGTCTTTTTAATTTTTACTTTCATTCATATCACCACCCTTTAATTTCTACTTCATATGCAGAAGAATTTAGCCAAATAGTTAGCCGGTGTGAATATCTTATTGCATCTTTGGCATTTTCTTTGCATTGTTATGCTCCTTTATTTTTTGTAAGATTTCTTCACTACTTTCATTTAGTATATTATCTACTATCCTTGCCTCATCTTCTGTCATGTCTACATCTTTCATTATTTCTTTGCAATTCTTGCCCCATATCAATCGGAACATCGCTATATTCATTGCTATTCCTATCTACGGTTCCATGCTTTAACCATTTGTAAGTATTGTGGACTATCTTGGAATGATACCGTTACTCCACACAAGTCACATACCACCATGTTATGCTTCGTTCCCGTGCCTACTCCTACCACTGTGCGAACTCCCTTATTGTTGCAGAATGGGCAAGGTTTCAATCCGACCTTATTTTTATCATTCATTGTGCCACCTACTGTACATCTTCAAATAACTGTTCTTGTGCCCTACGGCCTTTAATAAATAAAGCCGTTTCCTTTATCATTATTTCTACCAGTATAACTTCTGTTTCATTCAGCGCAATCCATCCCGTTTCAAATTTCAATGTTGTTTGTTTCGTTCCTACCAATCCATTAGCTTTAATGTAGGAAGGAATACGCATGATTTTACCCTGTACATTCGTTTCTAAATATTTGATACCAATTTGTTTTAAAATTACTGTTGTGCCATTAAATACTGGAATGTCTTTTGCATTTGTAGTATGACCATCAATGATTTTTTGAAGGTCGTTCCAGGCATTATAAAATGACTCACGTCCATCTTCCCGTACTGTCATCGAATATCCACATTTTCCGCCCGTATCAATTTCTTTCACGTATTCGAATTTCTGTACTCCATCAAATACTGAGATTTTACGAATAATCATCTCATTTCTCCTTCCGTTTTTGGTAACTTTTGCACGTGTCGCATTTATTGGCCAACACAACATGCATTCTGCCCACCATTACATTGTGAATGTGGTATGGGCATTCCATTGTAGTGCGTACGATTCCTTTTTCATTCATTCCATGGCTGTGGATGCACGTCTTGGCTTTCTTATGTTCCTTTTTTCGTCCCATACTTCCCCCTTAGAATGGTATTTCATCTCTACGTTCATCTGCGAATGAATCAAAGTTTCCGCTTCCATTTCCTTTATTATTGACAAATGGCGCCACCATGACATTCGATGCTTGCACATGCCAGGTATAAATGGTCCGTCCATTCTTTTCGTATGATCCTGTGCGCAACTCTCCAGTTACTAGCACCGCATCACCTTTTACTAATGCCCCTAACTCTTCTGCCTGATTCCATGCGTTTACTGGAATATATGATACGATTTGTTTTTCTTCTGAAATTCTTTTATTGGTGGCCACCACAAATGCCGCTACTGGTTTCCCCGTTGTTGTATATCGCAATTCAGCACTTTTTACCAAATGCCCCGCAATCGTTACTTGGTTTACGTTTTCCATCTGTTCCTCCTTGGGTCAAGTTTAATTAATCGATAGAACCTGTACGGGTATCCTTCTAGGTTTACCCCTTCCACTAGGCTATCCTTATCTAAGTAATATCCATCTGGTACGTGAATATCATCACTCCACCGATTCGATGCCAAAGTTCTTGTACTTTCTTTTGGTTTCTCTAAATTCGTACTTGCGTACCACCTTCTTTTAAATACTTCCAGCTTTTCAGGATTCTCTGTTTTCGTTTCCTTTAACAAATACGATGCTAAAGCTGTGGCATCTTCTGCCTTGCCATGGTACACTCTCATGTCTACATATCCATGTGACCATATGTTTTCTATCATCTCCGTTGTCATAGGAAATGCGTTGTTTATGAGCATGTGAAAGTGTACCCTGTTCACACCTTCCACTACGTAGATATATTTTAGATTGGCACCATTCTTCTTATACAACCTCTGCATGCGCTTTATCATATTCTGCATATAGTGCTTTGCATCTTCAAATGTCACCTTTTCTTTAAATGTAAATGTCAAATACCAGTCCATTGGTACGAAATTTGTATCTATCAAAGCGCATAATTTTACCTCTGCCCGTTTGGCATTATATTTTTTTATTGCCTCTGGGCTTACATTTTCTTTTTTTCTTCTACCCTTTCCCTTAACGTAGGATCTACCCGTAAGATAATCCCATGTGAACTGCATATTTCTTGTTTTGATTATCTTTCTTTTACGCATAGTATTCCTTCATGTCTGACTTAATAATATATACTATCAAGTTATAAATAACGGCTTAAGACCGCTATCTATAGCAATTTTTGCAAACATATTGTATACTATATGTGAGTTATTTTGTATGACCATATGTCTGCAAAACGATAGAGCACATTCGTGTGCTCTATTTTTTTATTTTAATTATCGCTTGCAAGATTTTTTGTATTTTTTTTGCATCGCTCCCATGTGCCCTGGTGTGATGACATTCCCAACATAGGCAGCATAAATTGTCTAAATCGTTTGTTCCACCAGCTGACCTTGGCACAATATGGTGAATCTCGTGGTATGGTTTCATGCATAATATACACCTATCATCATCTCTTTCACGCACTTGTTTTCGCATGCGATTTAATTCTTTTTCATACTCCGCCCCTTTCTTTCCTCGTTTGGCTAATGGTGTGTACCGCTTCAATGGTGTTCTCAGTTGTAAACCCTTACGTTGTCGCATTCCATTCCCTTCCTAGCTGTGCTTCTACTATACGTAGTTCCAATTTTCTTACATTGATTGCCTCTTGTGCGTTTATATACAGTACTTTGGCAATATCCCGTTCTTTCCGTAATGTACTAATAACAGGATCCCCCAGCACGATATCATTGATTACCGATACTGGCGTTTTATTTTCTCGTTCACATAATACTAATTTCCCTTTGGCCACCTTGTAGGTGGCTTCTTTTTCTGCCAAGTCCATTCCTCGTTCTTTGGCAATTCGTAGGGCTTGATTCATCCCTCTACGTAATTCATGTAATTCAATGAGTAAGTCGTTCATTGCTTTGGCATCCGAATTTTAATTACCTGCCCTGCATTAAGGGTGTCTTGGATTTTATTATCTTGTTTGATTTGATAGATTACCTGTTGTACATTCACAGATTCACCCATTAAATCTTTCACAATAGACCACAGTGTGTCGCCCTCTTCCACCTGGTACATAACGGTGATTGTTTTCTTTGTTGTAACTTCTTCCGTGTCTGCACTAAATACTTGTACAGCACCCATAATCAATGCCAATACGATAATAATGGCGCCGATGATTCTTCCCCATCGTGGCTTAAAATTATTGGTTTTCATGTGTATTGCCTCCTTCTTTATATGTGCAGTGTGTACTGCCCCTTGATGTGTATCTGTATCTGCAATGTTCACAGTGCTCCATGCAGATTGTTCCTTGATGCATAGCACATCGTACATATGCCCTTGTTCTTTTATTCTTTTCATCACAAATCTTACATGTCTTCTTCATTATTTCCACTCGATTTCCATCGGATATTACAGATATTGAAGACTTTGGTCGAGTTTTTTAACTTTTTCATCTACTCCCCACCATTCCTTGAACTTATGCCAGTAGATGTAATATGTGTACGTTTTGCCATGCATCTGCACGGCATCACCCCATTCCCATTTATTAGCACGTAAACCGCACCGAACAAATTGAGCTGAGACATTCATAATCTCAGCAATATGCGCTGGTGTTACCTTCATAAAATTCCCTCCCTAAACTATTTGTGCTATAATCACCGTGAAAGGTGGTGATTATATGATTCCTTACAATCAACTAACTACTATTGATGTGAATATTCTGAAATACTTACTAGCCAATCGACATCGTAAAATTCATTTTCACGAAGTATTAGAAGAGTTCAACTCTTTTAAATCTATTGAATATAGAATTACTTTATTTTCTACTCCTGAGCGTAAATCATTTCCGTATGAAGCTATTCCTAATACTTCTTATATTCGTTTTCACTATGAAACTATTCGAAGTGACGAAGGTATTTCCAAAACTCACCGAACTTCTTTTATTTCTATTACGGAGCTAGGAATCAAAGCTATTGAAGATTATGATTTTGATTATGCTAAACGCCGTAAAGTACGTATAGAAGATAGAATACTTAGAATTGTCCCTATTGTTATTTCTATAGTAGCTTTGTTCTTTTCTGCCTATGCTTTATTTCGTTGATAACATTACTAGAATGATTAAGCTGATAACTAAGCAGATAATACTTGCCCCAAAGGATATTCCTAATAAGATGTTATCTATCTTATCTGTAATATCTTGTATCAATGACTTTCTAAAATTTTTGTCATTTAAATACATCTAACCACCTCCTGATTACTGTGCCTCCATTCTAGTGGCTTTTTCTAGATTTATAGAATAAAGGCAAGGCTAATACTAAGTGCGAAAAAACAGCTAGTGATAATAATCCATAAAACACTATGTCACTATTGGGGGTATTAAAAAATGCTAAAGCATATCCCAATATTGTGACCACAATTTGGTTTGCTATCATGTATAAATCTTTTTTTGTAACGAGCCTCTCTTGTAGGGGCTCTTTTTCTGTAGCCATATTCCCACCTCCTTTTCCATTCTGTGCTATAATCACCATGAAAGGGGGTGATTATATGGGTACTATAAAAGATTATTTACAGCCATCGCCTATTGAAAAATATTTCGCACATCGCGACATGTGGGAAAAATATTTTTCAATAAATAACCGTTTTGTAAACCAAAATGTTATGACTGCTCTAGAACCTCTTCAAATTGCTATGCAACCATACTTGAATATGATGTCTATCGCACAATCTGCAAATAATGCGATGATTGCCAATATGTCTTCACTTGATCGTATAGCTACTGGGTTTGAGCAGTTACAACAGATACATAAAATTATGCAACCCATGGTTGAATACCAAGCAATTCTAAACAATATTAAACTTACACTTGCAGATACTTCTATTACTGATTTCATCGTTTTAAATAATGATGTCAAAGTCTTTGAGGACCTTTCAAGCTTTGAAAGTAACATCCAGCTTTCACCAGCTGAAGAAGAAGTTATTGATACAATTATTAAAGACGAAGCATATCTAAATTGGTTTAATAAATATGTGAAAATATGTGCCAACAAAATTCAAAATGTGAAAAAAGAAGATGTTGCTAAGTGGATTTTTCTTTGTTTATTGAATCGTATTTGCTCAAGGCTATTCGATTTTATGTTAGATAAAATAATTTAAATATAGTTATTTATTGAGTCTCTTACCAAGGGGCTCAATTTTTTTACACCGATTCAATACCTTTTATAAAGGATGTATAAAGTAATCAAGATATGTGCTATCCACAATTTCCAATACTCGGGCGATTCATACGGGACTATTACTAGTGACAATGTAAAAAGTATCATTTCTATCCCTTGTAATAATTTCCAATATCTAACGATTATAATCTGATGTGTTTGGTATCCATCTTTTTCTTTTATAATGATTGATTCCTCTTTTTCTTTGCTCATCTCATCACCTCACTTCCGTTGTTTTTAACTTGCACTAATACGTTTTAATTCGTATTTTTTACCTAAAAAAATATCATCCATTTTTACTTTATAAAAATCAGACAATTTTTTCAGTAAATCTAATGGAATCCTAGTGCTATCATTTTCATATTTTAATAATGTTTGATAGTGTATTCCTACCGCATTAGAAACGTCATGAGCGCTTAAGTTATAATTAACTCTAATTGCTCTTAGCGTAAACTTTGACATTACGCATTCCTCCTTTCCATATCTCCTGCACCAATTATAGTACGAATTAATTCGCATGTCAACGATTAGTTCTAAATATTTCGTATTTTTTACGCAATTTTTATTTACAAATACGATTTAATACGTTATTATATAACTATAAGATGCGTAAGGAGGAAATACAATGGCAAGAGGTCGAGGGGAACTAACCCCACATGAATTAGCTCAGATGAAAGTAATATCTGAAAATATAAATAATCTGCTACGCATTAACAAATGTAAGCAAGTAGATTTATCAAAAGCAACTGGTATCCCACCTAGTACTTTAACAGGATATATCAAAGGAAGATCATTGCCGATTCCTGGGAATATAGAAAAAATTGCTAATTTCTTTAATGTAAATAAGTCTGAAATCGACCCTCGATTTTCTGATTACTCTATAGAATCCAGCACTTCTACAGAGTATTATATCGACCCCGCAGTAAACGCCAAAGCAGAATATGCAAGAACGCAAGAGGGTATTTTGCTAGATGCTGCGAAGGATTTAAGCGATGAAGACTTAGATTATGTGGTTGATTTGGTGAAACGATTAAGGGGGAAATAATCATTTATAACATAACGATCATCTACCACGACTTGCCAAGCTCAATCAACGCTACACTATGCACGAGTGAGGATACAGATTGTTACACCATATTAGTTAATAAGAACAAGCCTATTGATGTATTAAGAGAGAGCATCGCCCACGAGGTGTGCCACATCATGGAAGGACATTTTACGCAAGACATGCATGCAGGGCTAATAGAATCCCTATTGCATGGAAATGAAACTGGATTCAACGAAGATGAAATAAACTTCTTCTATCAGTTTGTAGATTAAAAAACTCCCTTACTCCACGGTGATGAAGTAAGAGAGATCCCTATATAATGGGTATCCGCACGAATTTGTTGAGGTCAACAAAATGTACACCAATCAAGTAGCACAACTTATACTACTTTTAAATCATATTTTTTATTATTGACATTTTATGCCTTGTTCCATATAATAGAGACAAAGATAAGTGCAGATGTTTTCCCTCAGGGGGCCTGTATGGAAAATAACCTTCTCTATTATATTAAGTAATAGAGGGGGTTATTTTTTTTGAAACCATTCAAATCAATTGATGAGCAAGTAAATATATTGACTAGTCGTGGACTAATTGTTGATGATGAACAACGAGCCAAAGATTATCTGTTAACACAAAATTATTATAATATTATCAATGGATATGGTTGTTTTTTCCCACGTACTAATAATACTTTTTCTAATAATACTCATTTAAGCGAAATAACCGACTTATACACTATTGAGTTTGATCTAAAAAGAGCATTATTCCAAGCTATTATCCATGCAGAAACTCATTTAAAAGCTATCGTTTCTCATCGTTTTTCTGAGGCATACTCTAACATGCAGTATGCATATCTAGATATTAACTGTTATGCTCCTAATAGAAAAATAGAAGCTGTTTCAACAATTTCAAAGCTATCTCAAATTATTTTGAAACACTCGAAAAGAAAAGGGACCTCCATTTTTCATTATATCAATCAACATCAAGACGTCCCTTTATGGGTACTTATTAACTATCTTGACTTTGGAGATTTACGATATTTTATTTTAAACTTAGGTAAATCTCTTCAAAGTACAATTGCGAAAGATTTATATACTTTCATACATTGCTATGTAAACCCTATCACTGATCCCTTAACGCCAGAAGCATTAATTTCATTTATAGCTACTATTAACGATATACGTAATGTTTGCGCTCACACCAATCGCTTAATTGATTTTAAATGTAAAAATGCTTGTAAATTCTGGTCTCATTTACACCCTAGATATAATATTACTCCTTCTGACCGTCAAGATACGGTGTATTCTGTGTTTTTAATTTTACAATGCTTTATTAGTGAACGAGAGTATGCAGCTTTACATAATAAGGTTCTTAAATTATTTAGACGTTTAAACAATAAGTTAATTTCAATTTCTATAAATGATATTTATAAAAAACTAGGATTTCCTATAGATTGGCATATTAACACTCATAAAATTAAAACAAGGTAATAGTTTGTAAGGCGTGTAATTCTGTAAACATCTAAAATAAAAAAATACCTCCCCAGCGCCAACTGGAGAGGTAAATTCTGAACATACCTAAAGGGTGGTACATCCACATATATTCAACACATATATTGTACCACTTTTTAGGTGTATTTGCTACACATGAAAGGTGGTTATTTTTTATGGCATTAAAACGCTCAAACGGATCAGGCTCCGTTTACAAGATGAAACATAAAAAGCTGCGCAAGCCATTCCGTGCAGTCATCACGACTGGATGGACTGATGATGGCAAGCCAATCCGTAAAACCCTAGGCACCTATGCTAGCCAAAAGGAAGCCTACGAGGCATTGGCTCTATTCTCCAATGATCCTACCGCATTGGAGAAAAAACGAGTGATTACCGTTGAGCAGTGCTTTCAATGGTACTTTGAAGAAGCCGAGCGCGAGGGACTTTCAGCAGGGCGAATAGAGGTAATTCATGCTGTTAAAAAGATGATGAAGCCCATTCTACCAATGGATATCACAGTTCTAAGGACAGCTCATGTACAACCATTTTTTGATAAGTTTACATACAGCAAATCATATCAAGAGGTTATAAAATCAACATTGATTAAAACTTGCAATATAGCCATTAAAAATGAAGTGCTCGTTAAAAATTACATGAAAGATATTATTATCAGCAAGAATGCTACATCTATTAAGAAGGCAACTCCATTTCGTGAGGAAGATATTCACCAATTATGGTTACACCAGGATGAGCAAATTGTCCGTATCATTCTTATCTATATTTACACTGGAGTTCGATTAAACGAACTCTTACATATGAAGGTGGATGATATTCACTTGAAGGAACGGTACATGGTAGGCGGTTCAAAGACCGATGCAGGGCGTGACCGCATCATCCCTATTGCTGAATGCATCGCTCCATTCATCCAGGAGTTATACGCCACAGCAAAATTTAAGCGTTCAATATGCTTAATGGATGGCATTATTGGACAAGATGGATATAGAAGAAAATTGACCGAAATATGCGAGCGATTGGAGATGGATAGACGCAAGCCACATGATACTCGCCATACATTCATCACGTTATGTAGCGATTACAGTATCCCCGAAATTATCATCAAAAACATCGTAGGGCATTCTACACAGAATAATATCACTCAGGGAGTTTATACTCATAAAACAATTGATCAGTATATCGATGCCGTGAATAAACTTCCGTTCGGTGATAGTCTCCAAAAGGTTGAGCAACGGTTGAGCAACCGTCTAGAAAATGCGTAAAATTAGAGCAAATCAAAAATTAGAAACCCCCGTAGATACGCATAGCTACGGGGGTCTTAAATTTATGTAATTATAACCACTGTATAGCTTGAGAAGGGGTGTGTTACGGTCTTCCCTTTACATAATTCAAGTAAGAAAGCCACAGGCTACATAGCCGAAACAAGTTCGCTTTTCTTTTGGTTTGACAATAATATTTCTCTAACAAATTTATCATCTAATGTAAATAACAAATAGGTATGTTCTAGCACCGGATGACGATAGCCGTAGACTACGCCTTTAGTGCTATCATGATGATTAGCAGGTTCTTCAAAATCTGGCACTCCGTAGAGATAGAGCAGTAAGTATTTAGAATCTCCCAGTGAAATGCCGCGTTTCGTCGTACCAAGCGATGAGTTGATCATGACACGAGTGATTTCGTGTTCCTTGTTATATGCGATAACTACATCCTTATAACCTAAAAATTCCTGACCATACAGTTTTCCCCGCTCTTCCCAAGATCGGTTAGGATCATTGGTAAATGTGTCGCCTAATCGGTAACCCATCAACGAGAAATCTGATTCCGTCATTGTATTTGGCTTAAACGTTTCTAATGTAGTGGCTGGTATAGCAAAACGAGGCCAGTCTTGACCCGTAATCATTCCCAAATGTGTCACTTTCCCATCTTTCAATGAAAGCCACACATAACCCACAGAACTGTTAGAACCTGCTAAAGAGTCACTAGTATAAGTATTCTTCACTGAATGTGAAAACTCCTCTTTTTGCATAGAACTTTTTTTATTTTTCGTTATAGTTTTTTCTTCACCAAACATACCTCGATATAGCCACAGCAATGAACCATCTTTGTTATCCCGCCACATAGCCTGCGGTGCCCCCCAAGCAAAGAGCACTTCGCTACGTGTGGCTCCCACATGAACATCTTCATGCAAAAAAATGTTAGCCTTATCCGTCCATAATAGTTCAATAGGATACTTAGGAGCTTTCGATTGTTTTGCATCCTTACTATCCTTCTTATCTTCGATAGGTTTTTTAACCTTATCAGAAACCTTATGGTCTACTGTACTGTCAGCTTTACTATGGTTAGATTCCTTAGCTGTTTCGGAACTATCTTTTTCTGCTGTATTCTCCACTTCAGATGGCGCCTCTAGTGAATCATGCCCTACCAATGTGGAATCTTTCTTCCTTGTTGTGCCTACATCAGTAACATCATCTGCATCATCGGCACCATCCGCATCCAACATTTCACTAGCATGCGTATCAACTGGTTTCTTTTTACCAATAGCCTCTAGTTTTTCTTTCAACACATCCACATCTGGGAATGTCCATGGTTCACGTTGTTTCGCTTCCACTCGGGCTTTAGCTTCTTCTTTGAGAGCGTTCACAAATGTGTCCGTAATGACAAGTTCCGGTATGCGCTTCGCTGTGAAAGTAGTTCCTACCAATTCTAAATTTTCTTCATCATCTTCCACAAAGGAAGCTTTTTTCTCTTGCAAAAATTTTCGCACCGCCATATCTTCTGCCACATGGTTTGGCGTCAAATCAAGGGTCACTGTTCCTACTGTTACCTTCCGCTGCATAGCAGTACCCGCAGCTTTCATCTCTAATACAGTTTTTCCTTGCTCTGCTGTTTCTACGTTTTTTTCAACAGCGGAATTCCCAGCGGTATCTTGCTCAGAAACAACAGATTCTGCCTGTTTATGTATAGTACTGCTACTAGCATCTTCACCTAGTGCAAGCTGTGGTTGTAACCCCACCAAGCCTACGACTGCCATAGCCGCTATGGTAGCTTTCCAATTAGCTTTCAT